AATGGTCTGCATCTTCGGAATTGAGTAAAAGAAGACAATATTCGCCCATCGGAGTCGGCCAAGCCGAGTTAAACCGTCTGATTCATTGAATAATGACTGAGCATTGATACGTTTTTGGGCTGCTTCTTTCAAAATAGCGGCCTCTGTAGCCGTTCCACCTTGATTTACGCCCTGAACGCGGTCATCGATACCGGTTTTCCGACGAATTCCTTCAAAAAGGAGCTCTTCATCCTGGTAACTAGCGGTCGGAATGCCACTATATTCAATAGGCTGGATCACATCCCGGATACTACGTCCGTTTGTATTCACTTCTACTACCCCATGCGGTCGTGGGATAAGGTCAAGTTCATCTAAATTAGCCGTATCATCAGCTAAGAACATCTTTGATACAGATCGTTTTAAGGCGTCAAGTCGTAGGTTACGGTGTGCGGTTATCTCAGCGGACTCCTGCTCAATAATCTTAGGAATACCCATACCGTAGAACCGTTGTGGGTCTTTATAACAATAAAATACTGAGATAGGAAGCTCTTTATGGGGGTAAGGAATAGGCAGATTACGGCACAGCACCCCGTTAGCTACCACTACGTACTCGTCTGTCTCGCGGTTATAATAGTGCAAGACCTCAACATCGTGTTTATTATCAATGTCTTCGGGCACTTTAAAGGTAGTGTCGTTCACTAATCCTGGCCCGGCAGAGACAAGATCAACGTTTGTGAAGCCGTTACGCTCGCCGTATTTAGTTTTAAACTTGTTTATATGTAAAATCTCGCGCCAGAACATGTCTTTTGCGTAGTCAATATGTAAAGCTGATGGATCAACGTAAAACTCGTGCACCGGTCGCCACATCGTATAAACATCGTCCCAGTCAACAATCTCCTTCTGAATGTATTGTTCAATGAACTCCTGGGTCTCAGGATCTTTTTTGATCTCTAGCTCTTTAACGGTCCGTTTCTCATAACGGTAGATCTCCATTACCATTGAAGTGCCGCGAATATCGCGCTCCTTCTTCATAAAGTCCATTTCACGGTCGTAATACCCACGGTCGAAGGTAGACTTAGCCACATCGTTAATGAGTTTCACAACAGCCTGATCAGAGTCCTCTACGGGCTCATAGAAAGGACGCATATTCCGTTCGGCTGTCTCCTGATGGATCGTCTCGATAATACCAAAAGACGGGTTAAAATTAAGGTTAGTGCGGTCGTCGTCGTCATCCAAAGGCTGTACTGAACATCGGTACGCATCGTCTCCGTTGGCCCAATCGACTTCTGCTAACTTACGGTCTGGGTTGTCACGCATATCAAAGAAACGAGTATAGACACGGTTAATAGTGTCTGTTTCGTCTTTGGTCGGTCGGTATTCATTCTTGGGTTCTACATCACCATAATAGTCCTCTGGTGGTTCAGATAGACCGTTCATGATTACTTTGACTTTTTCGTCGGAAGAAGTGGTTTTTGTCTTCGGCATACACCTATTATATCGTGAACCTTAAGTAGGCTACTCCTTCATAATAGATTTTATGTGACTTATGTTTTCTCTTTCTTGATTAAAAATACTCCTAGTACTTTTCTCAGTTTTTACCTTACTATGAACCTTTCTCTTATCTATAAGTTTCCAGGCCGTCCTATAAAACTGATGCCAATGTTCTGCTGAGATCCTTATGGCAGTGCCCCTACCAAGAAAACTTTGTCTATCCCTCCATGCTTTTACTAGTTCTGGTCCAGTCTTACACGATCTGCCAGCAGTAGTCCCATTAAACCCAACGAGCGACAACTCTATTTCTCTGTAGGATGTTAATTGTTTTGACATATACTTATCCTCCTTAAGTTAATTCTGGACATGATACGCCTAAGAATAGCCATGAGGCGAACCTGTTTTAAGTATCAGTTGTCTCTCTGATAACAGGCGAGTAGTTCTCTCGGCGAGTCCTCTATAGGGTAACTGCCGGTGTCAGCTGTCTTACGTAACTACTCATTAACTGTAACGTAAGACTGGCGGGGTCAATTCATGTCGAGCACGATATAGTCAGCGTCGGTCCGCTTCCCCCTGTATCTCTCCCTTCATTCAACAGGCATCTACGAGGGCTGAAGGGGGCTATACAGTCGCCTAGCCGCACCCGATTCGTAGAAAGACGCAAAAAAGCACTCTGTTAAAAACAAAGCGCCTCTCTGCATGTATATAGTAAGATCACCTGGATAAGGTGCCGTAAGATCGATGTAGTTGATCTTCTTGTATACATAATAGCATAATCACACGTATTTTGCACATTGTCAATGTACACATTGTAAACAACCAAAACTTCGCTTTCTATTGTAGGTATTGACAATAGGGCCCGTGTATAGTACGGTTTGAGTAACAAAGGAGGCCGAATGAAGCTAGTTATTCTTGGTTTGGTAGGCTTGGTTGGGTTACTGGCAAGTATGTTGTTGGTTGGTATTGCGAACGCAGCGTCGTATCAGTCAGTGTATTGCTACGATACGGGTAGTTATTGGCAAACTCAGAAGGCCGCTTATCCAGACTACTATGCAGCTAATGACGCTTATTATCGTGCTTTATACGGGCCTGGTACGTTCTACTGTCAGTAAAAGGAGGTTTCTATGTCAGATTTACTGGTTGCGTTGGTAGTATTCGCGATTGTGGCTTGGGTTAGTTATAAATATATCCCGGCTCCTGTAGGGATGATCATCGCGGTCGTAGCGGGGCTTGTGTTCCTCGTTAAGTATCTATTACCGTGGCTATAGACCATGTACGACACGCCGGGGATCTATAAAGATAACCCAAAATACATCCAAGAGTTTGCGCAGCGTAGGTTTTGTATTCAGTGTAAAACTAGAATAACACGACATCACACAGAATTATGTGCTGGGTGTCGGAAATATAATAAAGTCGTGGCCACTACCCAATGTATAGGGTGTGCAGTAGAGATACCGGCTAAAAATAAATACTGTTTAGACTGTCGGGTTGAGTCAATGGCACGTCACTCACGTAATTGGATGAATGAACGAAATAATAGGAGGAAGAATGGACCTAGAACTGCTGACACTAACCAAGAATAATATCCTACTTGAGCCAGTACAGGAAAGTGCACAAGCGGGGCTTGTAGTGACAAACAAGGATAGTAACATCGCTTATATTAACTCATACGGCAAAGAGTGCACCCCGATTATTATGGCGGGCAAGAAAGTCATTTTTGATACAGACTCAGTGAAGGAATCGATTAAGATCGGTGATAAGACATACGTCATCGTGGAAGAAGACTCAATCTTAGCGGTAGGTTAATATGGAAGGGCTTGAATCAATCCTCCAGCGCCGTTTACATATCCAACCAATCGTAAAACGGAAACCCAATAATACATATGAGCTAGCCGAGAAGACAGCGAAGGTTACCGGTGATACACCGCGTCGCTGGCTAAAGGCCGCTAAAAACGATCCTCGTGCCATTGAAAGGGCGTTAATAGCGATCGAAGAACTACCCAGCCGGAACCAAGCGGCCCATTTTATGTGGTGGTTCAAGAAGTACAAGGGGGAGTATGACGCGCGCAGAGAAGCAACAGCGACACGCCCAGAAGCGAGCCAAAGAACGGTTTAATGCCGAGCTCACGCCCGAGTACTATGACAAGCTTGTCCAGCGTATCCAAACGGGGAAAGCGGAATTTGTAGCGCGCCAATCTAATAGAGTGACGTTGTGGCGCATGTATGTACACGGAAAAGAAGCCATTGTTGTTTATGATAAGAAGCGTAGTAAGGTGGTAACCTTGTTAACCCCATATTTATATGATTTCAAGCAGGAGCTATTAAATGGAACAAATCCAACCGACCAAACCAATCAAACTGGACTACTCAGTTATACCGCACGAGGTGCCGAGGTGTACTAACTGCGGAGCGTACCGGTCAAAGTACCCGCATATTAAATGTAAGCGGTGTGCCTTAGTACCTAACAAAGGGTGAGCGGTACTTACGTAAGCGATCTGCCTTTTCACGGCGTTCTTTCTCGCTTACCGGGTCCTTAGATTTAACGCCTGGCTTCCAACCGACCTCTAATAAATCAGCGAATGAATCTAAAAGGTCGTCGTGCGAGCCGCGGGGGAAGTTTAATAATTGGTCTTCTAATACACTTAAACAGCGCGCACCTTTTACATGGATCACTTTCCCGGACTCATAGTAAGGAACGAGTCTCCGAATACGCTGGGCTTTGGTTTCTCGTCTATTAGTGCGCTTAATCTCTTGAACTGGGAGCTGTTTACCACGCACACGCATCTCTTCGCGTAACATAAACGAATAAAGCTTAGCGAACGACACTGCTTCGAACCCGATTAGCTTCACCTTCCAAGTATCGGCTAGATTAAAGATCATATCGATCGCCTCTTTCGGGGTAGGTCGTGCATTATAACCGTCAAAGAAGTACAGGTTACCCTGATAATCCAACCCTCCGACAGACATCGCGAAGTAGTCCGGATCGTTCTTCTCTTCCGAACCGGGCGGCACAGGGTCTACTAAGAGGAATTTATTTATCTCACTGTCCTCTGGAGCGTCCTCCACCCTAAAGAAAGAACGTTTAAAGTCGGCGTTCTCGTTATCGATCACCTTGTTCTCGTACTGACAGCTATAGAAATACGAACCCTGGGAAGCCCGCTGATCGTCCAAGAATTCCTGAGTTAAACGCTGAGGAAAGAATAGACTTCCATCCCCGTTATGTGCCCCTTGTTCGAGGATTGCAAACCGTGATTCGTTCGCTATAATATAACCATAGACATCCCGGAAGTGCCAGCGGGTGCCGATGAAAATTAAAATTCCGCCCGGCTCCAATAGAGACAGTAACCCTTTATAGTAATCGATGGCTTTTTCGATACCGCCATCACTGATATTGGTCGGACCCATAAGGTCGTCGACAAGGATAATATCGAAGTGGTTACCAACCTTCGGGACATCCGGACTACCACAACTAAGATTAGCTTCGCGCGTCAGAGAAGTGCGAGCGGCGATATTCAACTCATTATTGGTCCATTTATCCTCTTTCTTACGCGCATCCGGATAAACACCATAAACAGTCTTAAATATCTCACGGTACTTATCGTTCATCTCTAAATGGTTCTTAATAGCACCCGCGTATAATTCTGCCTTAGCTAATGTCTCAGAAGCGATATGTACTCTCAAGTTTGGATTAAACAACCAAGCGTACGGAGGAAATCCCTCAGTGCCTACCGTGCTCTTAAAAGAACCGCGCGGCATTAAATACAATAAGAACTTCTTAATATCACCATAGGGCGCTACCCTACCTATACCGTTAACGTTTAAATCATTTATTAAATCACCCTTACTAATACCAAATACACCAATCCCTTGCCCGATTAAAATATTATCTACGCTGGATTGGGGTGACACCCCTGAATTATTCTCCGTTACAGATTGGTTGGTGGTGGGGGGTCTGAGTGACTCACTCGAATCAATAGGGGCTGAGGAATCAACGCCCACTTCTACATTTCTACCCCCCTCAACACGCAAAGAACCACTCTTCGCAAGTGGGGTGGTCGTATCTATGTCATTGTTATCCTCTAGGCCTGTCATGCCACGATTGGTAATTACGGGCAATGTTAAGTTATTGGATGTACCCTCATTATACTGCATAAACGCATCATAACAAGTCTTTACTTCCTCCCCTAATAACCTACCACCAATATCCTCTACGTCCCTCAGTGTGTACTGTAACATATAGGTTAGCTGTCCGTGTGCTTCA